GAGATGACTTTTTAGATATTGGTCGATAATCGTGTTGATCGTCTTTGCCGTGTACAAGCTTTTTGGCCGCATACCGCGCGCAATAGCCAGCCGATTCAAATGTAACAGATCCTGCATCGCAGATTCCTTTACCCCAGAGGGTGTCGAGTTGAGTCGAGCTGCTAACGACATCACCACGGCCATTTGTGTATTTAGGTCGTGCGTCACCAGGTGACCAATTGAATATGATTGCATGCCAGTGTGGTCTCTTTTGAAGTTCGCCATATTCACCAGTGACAAAATATCCGATTTTTTCATTTGTGCTTTTCCTTAATTTTTTAGCGAACAGCTGGAAGTCTCGGTAATCGAGCCTTGGCTTTAAGTGTTCGTCTGAGTAAGTGAGGGTAATGAATGAGTTTTTCTCATACATGGAGGCTTCGTGTACGCATCGAACTGCCCATTGCCGGGCATATTCGAGCCTACATTCTATGCATTTGCTGCATGGTAGTTGGAAAGTAGAGTACTCTTTGCTAAAGGACTTCTGTGACCAACTAATGGTCCTGCCGTCAGCTTGAAAGCCGACGGTTCTGGGATTCAGACACCGCATACGTGTTTGGGTCCCTTTTTTTTAGAGTCTAATGCCGCCGCGCATCGAGCGCGGATTAACGTGGTTCACCTTGTGAACTCCGGTGTTCTTTCGAAAGCTTTTGCGGGACTTAGACCGGGACATTTTTTTGCGTCGCATACTACGCTCCTTTGTGTTTATGACACAGTGTTGTGTGTCAGTGGGCCTAATTACAACAAGGAAGTGAATTAGGCCCCCTGCGTTGACTACGGGTTGGTTGGTTTCTGGACGTTGATCGCTTTCATCAAGTGAAGCGGTGTGTCCATAGGTTCAATGACTCCCGTTTGGTCGTTGTATTCTCCGACCATGTACAGGTCGAAGTCGTCTGGATATTTCGAAACCATTGACTTTTGGTCATTTACTAGTTCGCGAAAGCTTCGTTCAGCTTCGCCTGTGGTCTTTTGGAAAAAGGGTGTGTTGTAACACTCGCCTTTAGAATCCCTGATCGTGAAGATCTTGAGTTGCATACTGATCCTTTTGTTAGAGTTGTTTGTATATTGCGTTCTCAACTTCTGTTGTCAAGATTGCCTCCCTCGCGCGCAGCGCTTTTTTTGCAAAAGGAGGTCAATCATGACCACAGAAATTAAGATTCTTCATGTACAAAATAAACTGACAAAAGAAGGTAAGCCTTACCAGATCATTCACGCTCTGGTTACGATAGACGGTGTTGATTTTGTTCGTAGCTTTTTTTATTTTAAGGCGGCCTAAAGGCCTTTACCCTCGAGAGATTACTCTCGAGGGTCTTTTAAGATTGATATGACATCTCACCGTGAGCGTAGGTGAGATGATTTTATGTTTCTGATGATGATGATTTGGGTTTTTTAGGAGCGAGATTTTTATTTAGTGTTTGGAGTTCGTTGAGGATTGGGTCTGGTTTTGGTGGTGGTGGTGGAGATTTTTTGAGTCCTAGCTTTATTGCCTCTTCAGAGTTCTTCGGGTCCGCTAGGAATTGTATGAATTGTTGAGGGTCGTGTCCGAATCGCTGACGGATATCGGAGGGTACAGCCTCGAAGGCTGTTTGAGCTGCGATAACGACAGCTTGTGCTTCCTGAAGATCAGGAAGATTTGTAAGGTCGGCGTAAACGCCTTGTTCCGCATTGCGGATATGAGTGATTGAGCCTGTTTTTTTAAACTTAGCGATGATCTTGTTAACATCGCATTGGTCTTTGAATTGACGTTGGGTGCGGGTCTCGCCCATTGGGACGGTGACCACGCGTGTAGTTCCATTGGGACGTTTTGAGATGATCTTGTTTTCTGGTTTCATGTTGAGTCCTTTCTAGGGCAGAATGATTTCGCCGGTTTTATCGTTAATGATGATTTGGTTGTTTTTGAGCTTGGGACTGGACTGATTGCGGTATGTGCCTCGTGGAAGACCGAGTACAGCGTCCTTACCGGAGTTGATCGTCGTCAACCCCTGTTGGACGCGTCTAATGACATTGTCAAATTCGATATATTTTGCATCCTGCTTGGCTTGGCTCTCTTCCGTCTTGGCTTTCGCCGCCGATGCTCCATAGGTGGCATCGAGGAGTCGAGACATTTTTTCAATTTGTTTGGCTGTGGCTGCGTCTCGCATTGCCGCTGCCCCCGCGGCAACACCGGTTGCCTGGTTCAAGCCGATTTGCGAATCGGATATATCTATTTCCTTTCTAAGGCGGCGTGCCTCGATAGCCGAAGCGACGCCCTTAGCCAGAGCGTTTTCTGCCGGAAGGATCTGGGAGCCGCCGCCGGTTGCGCCGGCTGGCGTTGACGCTCCCTTGTTGGCCGAAAGAATGGGATTAAGTCCGGCCTCGCGAAGGTCCTTAACTTCGCGTTGATGCGCCGTGTTCGACATTCTTTCCTGCCAGGTCCGGTTGATGGCCGAAGCCTCGTTGTTCCAGTCGTTCTGTTCGGCTGAACGAGCGTTGTTCGACGAATTGCCGATTAAACCGCCTATAAAAGACACTCCTGCTGATATCGCCTCAGGGACCCAGTTACACCGGGTCAGACGTTTCCAATCGTCTACGCCCATTAGAAGCGTCCTAGTGAGGCAGGTACGGAGTAGGTCTGCATCGGTCGGGCTACATTGACCTTGAAGAAGCCGTCGAACAGGAGGTCGGGCTCTGTATCGATCGCAATTGCCCGTTCGATAGGCGTGTTCTGGACAATGAAGCTGGCGTTGAGTTGCGGGAGCGCCGAAAATTCTTCGGCGAGATGCCACATGTCGAGAGGCGTAGCGTACGTCGAGCGGAAACGGCCGTGAATTTCGGACGGCTTGTAACGGTATTCGGAATATCTTTCTTGATAACCGAACACTCCGTCGTCCCCGGTAGTCGGGTTCGTCGAGCCGGTGAGATAGATTTCTTTGTTTAGAACCTCTTGCTCACCTAGCTGTTGAAGTTTCGGCCAGAAGAAGTCGTAACGTGTGGATCTATTCCACATTCGGTTAAGGCCTTGTTGATAAGTGAGGTCAGCTCGAGCACAAACGAGTCCGAGAACATATCCATGCTCGACAAAAGATTTAGAGAAGCCAACGTGATTGCCACTCGTTGTCGATGTAGTGGCAAAGGCTGCGAGTTGGCCTTGAGCGTTCGAGCCTGAAGTTGGAGAAGTCTGAGCGACAGGGTGTGAATTGATTGGTACTGAGCCGCCGCCCAGATATTCCGATCGTTGAAGTCGGAAGTCCGGAGAGATAACTCCGAAATGAGATCTGAGAATTTCGACATAGCGTGTGCCTCCTCGGGCGTCTAGTTCGAACAAGCTCTGCATCATGAAAGCTTGTCTGAGTTGATTGATTGTTGCGGCCGTGGCCGTCGAAAGGTCAGCTTCCCATTGACCATTCGGGTCTATTACTTCTCTAACACCTGACGAGTTTTCAAACTCGCCTGAGCCGTCGGTCCAAAGTGCGGCCGCCGGGCTCGCGAGCGCTCTCGTGCTCGCAGTTCTAATTAAATGGGATCCGGTGAGTCCTGAAGTGAGCTGAATGTTAGCGGAGGTTCCAAGAGGAAGCTCCACGGCATCACCTTTTTGCGGCCAAGGTAACGCACTCGTGAAGTAGTCATGCCGTTTGCCGCGCTTTAGAAGAGCGTAGTCTGCTACTGCGTCGGGCCCTTCGTCGGTGTTTTCGATCACCGAATCCTGGAGGTTCTGATCCCGAAACCAATCGTTCCAAATACGGTTATAACAACGAAGTGGCAGCGTGTTTTTAAGGGTCCATGCTGCCGGAACGTCGGTCGGTAACCCCATTTTATCGTAGATCGTATCTACATCGGGTGTGTTTATAAGAAATGACATTTGTGGAAGCACATAGTCGGTGCTCGAATCCGGGTCGGGTATGGTAGCGCCGTTCATTTGTTCCCATTTTGAATAAGTGAGCCGATTCGGAACAAAAAAGAAGAAGAAGTCTAGGTACATATTATCCATGATCGGTACCACCTGGGTTGCGAGTCGCCCGAATGAAGAGAGGGTGAGATTCCAAGTGTCGCCTGGAATGACTTCATCGACGAAGATCGGTATTAAGTAATCAAAGTCGAAGGTGTCCTTGACCGTACAGGAACGGTCAAATTGGGATCTACCGATTTTTACGTCTGGTATTTGTGCGAATGAGTGCTGCGCTTTACGGTTGCCTAGTTGCATTAGATATCCCCTTTCAGGTGTTTCTGAAGTTGTTTGAATTTTTCTTCGATAATTATTTTTCTACGTTGAAGTTTCTTAATCAACGGGAGTTTACGTAAACGAGATTGCTCTACCCACGCGTTATATTCGCGGGCTTCGCGTTCGTTGGCTTTCGCGATTCGTTCGGCTTTTAGCCGCGTAACATAATCGGTCCAGGCTTCCGGGTGATTTTGAAGTAACCATTTTTCGTAGTACCTCGGAATCGAAGTCTGTTTTCCATCCGGAAGTATTATGTATCCGTAGCTGAAGGCGTCTTGCCAGTAGGTCTCAAGCCATTTTTTTCCAATGGCCTGACGAGATGACTTTTTAGATATTGGTCGATAATCGTGTTGATCGTCTTTGCCGTGTACAAGCTTTTTGGCCGCATACCGCGCGCAATAGCCAGCCGATTCAAATGTAACAGATCCTGCATCGCA